CTGTGTCTGACTACGCACCAAGTCCTTGAAGGGTGTGTCACGCATGTAAGGGTCAATGGTATTAGACCACAGCGTCTTGTCTTTCACCTTACGGCTGTAGATTACCCACGACAGTTGCTCTGGGCTGTTGAGATTAATAGGTGTGTCACCCATAAGTTCACGAACCTGAGACTGCAAGCTGTCCAGAAGTTCCTGCTTTTCTTGCTCAAATTCCTGGCGCACCTCATCCAGCTTTGACAAGTCTACTGCAAAGCCACGCTGATAGATATGTGCCAGACATGTAGCTACCTGATTGGTCAGGTCAACTGTACCACGTAAGCCCGAATCATCTTGGCTGTTAAGCCGATACACCAGCTTGTCTGCCAGTTGCTGTGTAGCATGTAGATCAGCAGACAAATATTCTGAGAGTTCAGAATGAGGAATTTCACGAACACTCATACCCTTCTTGAAGTATTCTTTCAGCGTATCCTGCTTCTTTGTATCCAGATCGTATCGTTCAGCACATGCCTCAAGAGACAGGGGTTCCTTGACACCACGCTGTAGCACATACTCTGCCAGCATTGTATCAAAGACTGGCCCATCATACTTGAAGCCAGACTCCCACAGCCACAGCAAATCATAGGCAGCGTTGTGGCAGATCAGGACAGTAGCTTCATCCAGCCATTCCTGCACACCTTCATGACCCATTGGCGTGGCGTGTTCGTCTGCATGGTCAAACGTAACCAGCCATTCTTCACCTCTGTCATTTAGCATACCAACCATCGTCAGGCTGTTACTAGCCTCGAATGGATCAAGGTGCATCTTGCCGTCACGCTGTGTGACAGTATTCTCTACGTCAAGTGTCAGCTTCATATTTATCTCCTCTTATGTAGTTGTTCACAAAATGCTCGATATCTGCTTTATGCCTATACCAGACATTTTTGTGTAGTAGTCGCCAGTTATTTTCAAGAAGCGACACAACAAATTTTTTGTTCACAAGCACTAGACCAAAGTTCTTCTGGCCGTAAGTCTCAACCTCTAAGCCTAGTTCTAAAAGTTTTCTGAGTTTCCTCAGTCGTCTAACATTCCTGTCAGCACTATTACTGTAACGATCCTTGTGCCAACACGACTTCTGCAGTTCGAGAGACTGCTGTTTATAATACTCAATGTCTTCTTCTAACTCGTGCAGAGTTTCTTTTGTATACATTAGGGTCATACTTCATATCTGCCTATTGTATAGTTAAGTTCACAGTGTACCCTGCCATGCCAGCCAGTCAGCTTGTTCTTGACTACGCACAGATGACGTTGTGTGTCTTCCTCGTCCTGCCCATCAACCTGTGGGTTCTTGGCAATCAGCACCATGAGGTCTGCCTCTGCTGCCTTACCTGTACGTGAACCTTCCATCATACTCTGGTTCAGGACTGTCTTACCCTCTGCCTCTGCACTCAACTGTGACATATAGAATACAGCACAGCCATACTGCTTGGCAATCATCCTAGCATAGATGGCGTTAGCCTTGAGTGCTTCATCAGGCCGTGAGTAGCCAGACATTGTAGCGAATTTATCACCCATGTCAAGCACTAATACATCAGGCTTGTATGATTTGCACACACTCTCTACCCATGCCATGTCCCTGCCTGTGGAATCCTTGATACGAATCTTGTCAAAGACAGGACGATACAAGTCACGTGCCTTGGCAGGATTGTTCTTTACTTCCCACATGGTGAGGCCAGTTGCTGCAGTCAGGTAACGTGCTGCCACACGATGGTAGCTTTCCTCGTTACACAAGACAATACAGTTGGCACCCTGATGTGCAAAACCACCTGGTCCTGCAATGATGCTGGCATGGAATGATGTCTTACCTGTATTCGGTCTGGCACCAATCTCAATCAGATGTCCATCGTTGACGCCCTCAACCTTACGTGTCAGGGCAGGAATGTTGAATGTCCATCGTGCTTCCAGATCATTCTTGGCAATGATGGTGTCGATGGATATGTCGTCCCATTCGATGTTCAGCTTGGGTGTGAAGTCATCACCATACTTCTCTAGAAGCTGCTGTAATGGCTCCAGACTGGCCTTGTCACCGTTCACGTAGTCGAACCCCAACTCTGCAATCTCTGCCCCTACAACCTGCTGGAACAGGCGAGAAAGCACCTCTCCTGCCACGTCGTTACCCAATGGGTCAGTGCGCTGAATGGACTGAAACAGACTGTTGTACGACTCACGCTGCGCTGGTGTCATTGATGGGTTGCTGGATACAAACAATGCCTGTACCTCTTCTGGGGTAACAGTGCGACTGTACCTGTCCATCGCCACATCAACTGCCTTCTTAATCTTACGCACATCTGTGCTGAACAATCTGTCAGGACACCTAGCCCCACGATGATCTTCATAGAAGTCCTTGTTCATCAGACTCCTGATTAGTGATAGTTCCATTAGTTCCATTATGCTGCTCCTAGCTGTTCAAGTTTCTCTATGTCGGTTGGGTTGCGATACTTCAAGTCTTTCTCAAGTCGCAGCACCTTTACATTTGATACGTGGCCACGTAATTCTTTGGCCATTGCAATAGTCTTCGGTAGTACGTCGGGGTCTAGTGCAACGATAGCTGCTGAGAACCGTGTGAGATAATGCTTGTGTTCTTCAAGCAATGTTGTGCCTAGCAGTGCGACCCCGACAAACTTCTCACTGCCTACCACAGCTGCACTCACACAGTCCTCAACAACCACGGCGACATCCCCTTGGCCACTGGTATAAGGAACACAGGAAGACCCATACCTTCGCCACTTGGGGAGTCGCTTTGTCAATGCCCGACCCGTGGCATCAACAATCTTGTTGTCATGCACGACAGGAAATACAACACGGTCTTCCTTTACGTCGTGTAACAAACCTAATTCCTTTTCATCCAGACCCCATCTAGCACACCACCGATTAAATTGCAAGAGGTTTTTATTCGGCACGATATACTGAGGCAACTTAAATTCTTCTACCTTCGTCTCCTGCTGCACCTTCATACGCTTGATGTCGTCAGGTGTCATGCCTACACGCTTGCCACCACTGACACCACATGATGCCTTGTAACAATTCCATACGATGTTACCACCGATATTCGATACAGTGAATGTCTTGTACCCTTTACATACAGGACAGTTGATACGTTTAGATTCACCGATATATAATGATATATCATTTATTATATTATATATATTATACATTATATATCCCCTTCGTTTGCGGCATCTAATGTGCTTTTACCATGACTGCTTCGCTTTGTCAATGCGTAATTTGCAGCATCGTATGTGTTTTTTATGTACGGCTTGACCGATTGTGGGTTAGCGTGTCCTGTAACCGACATGATTTGTCCTATTCCTACACCAGCCTGAACCATTTCGGTTGTGCCAGTACGTCGCAGGTCAGACAGTCGGAGAGTGTCAGGCAACCCAGCGTTGCGAATCAGTGCGCGTCCATGTTTCGACATTTTGAAGATGGTGTATGGTTCATACTTCCCATCAATGGGATTCGGACGAGGCGCAACATATTCCTGAAACCCAAAGTCCTCATGCTGTTGCGTCAGCATATCCATCAGGTCATCAGATATGGGTAGGTACACCTCTGCCCTACGCTTTGACTGCAGGATGTGTACGCGCTGCTCATCAAAGTCGATGTTGTCCCACTTGAGTAGGCGCATGTCGCCCACACGCTGGCACCATTCATATGCCATCTGTGCAATCAAGCCCAGATTACGTGTGTTGAAATCGCTGTATGCTGTATCCAATAGCAGCATGATGTCGTCCTTTTCCCACAGGGTTGTTCTACTTTTAGGTGTACGCCTACGCACAGCATTGAATGGATTACGACTGACCATCTCCATACGCAAGCCGTGATTATACACGACTCGCGCAATAGCCATCGCCTTGTTGGCAAAGTGGATGCCTCTCTCACACCATTCATCATATGCAAGTTTGCACATTTTGCTTGTCAGTTTATTGACATCCACCCTGCCAAAGTTTTGACCATCAATCTTTGTGTCCAAAACCTGGCGAATTATGTATTCATAGTTAGCTTTAGTTTCATCCCGCAACTCTTTGTATTCATAGGATGAATAGTAATCACCAACCATTTCTCTGAAACTAGTCATAGTCCGAATGCCAACAGAATAATCATGCCGACGATTGCAATGATAATGTCCATGTTATTGTTCTCCTAATCGCAAGAGTTCCAACGAGACATCACAGCCGTGTATCTACCAGAGTCAGGGTCATGTGTTGTCCTAGCTACGTGAGTGTCGTACCCAAGAGGGTGGTACTGTTTAAGGTACCACTCAACTTGTTCATCTAAGTCTTTCTTGGATACGGCCACCAGAGTTTCTTCTACTATACGTGGCATCTAAAAGTCCCACTCTTTGATCTCGACATCTTTGTCCACGAGTGCGTGTCGCAGCCCCCACCATGCGTTATCGACTGCACGTAGGTCATCGTAGTCTATCGAACACATCTCACTGACGCGAGTGCGAATCGGAACCCATGCCTTAAGCAGTGTC